ATTAAAATATAAAATTAAGAAAGGAGATAGAAATATCTCCTTTTTTTTCAATTTTTTTTTATTTATATATTTATATACAATAAACAAAATAAAGGTAAAATATGTCACAATACGAATTCGCAACCGAAATAGTATCGTTACCATCACAAGGTAAGTGCTATCCAGCAACAAATCCATTATCAAGTGGTAACATTGAATTAAAATACATGACGGCAAGAGAAGAGGAAATTCTTACCTCTCAAAGTTTAATTAAAAAAGGTGTAGTATTAGATAAATTATTCGAAGCAATTATAGTAGATAAAGCAGTAAATCCCGATGATATCATATTGGGTGATAAAAATGCTATTATGTTAGCAACTCGTATTTTAGGATACGGACCAGAATATAAAATTCAAATACAAACTTCAACAGGTGAAACTGAATCTATTAATGTAGATTTAGGTAAAGTTCAAACAAAAGATATTGATTTCAGTAAGTTAACTAGTGATAATCGTTATACATTTAAAACATCATTAGGTAATGTAATAATTTTTAAATTATTAACTCATGGTGATGAAAAAAGAATTGATAGTGATGTTACTGCAATGAAACGATTAAATAAAGATTCATTGGGAGGTGAATTAACAACTCGTTATCGTTATATGATACTATCAGTTGATGGAAATGAAGATACTAAATCAATTGTTGATTTTATTAATAATAAATTTTTATCAAAAGATACTAAAGCTTTTAGAGAACATTTAAAATTAATTCAACCCGATATTAAAATGGAATTTAATTATACCGACCCAGAAACGGGAGAAACGGAGGTACGCTCAATTCCAATGGGCGTTAACTTTTTTTGGCCTACCGACTAATTATTCTGTTACATTACATAAACAAATTTTTGAATTATGTTATTTTGGAAATGGGTTTATTCAATCAGATGTATATAGATTACCGGTTCATTTAAGAAATTTTTATTATAAAGAATTGGTAGATACTAAAAAAAGAGAAACTGATAACGCTAATAAAGCAACAAAAACTAGTCAACAATCAAAAGGCCCTGGTGTAAGAGTGAGGAAATAAATTCCTCACTTTTTTTATGTCTTATATTTATATGAGTATAATAGGAGAACCTTATGAAATTAACTGAAACAAAGAAACAAAGTATAAAAGAATTTATAACCAAAAAACATTCTTTACGAGAAGGTGTAATTGATTATATTTTTGGAAAAGTTCTTGTCAATAAATTAAAAAAAGATAAAGATTTTGTTGCTATGGCTACTAAATTGGATGCTGATATGCAAAAAATTAGAGATAAAGTAGAACAACTAAAGAAGGATGGTAAAAAAATCCCTGCACATTACAAAGCAATTTTAAATATACAGTAATCTGATATTAATATATAATGGCAAAAAACGTAAATAAGATTGTAGGAGATGCACAAGAAGACTTAGTAAAAAAACAAAAGGAATCGGTACGTCTTCAAAATGACTATAATGATGCCTTAAAAGTTTCTGCATCTATTAATAAAGGTATTATTGATGGTATTGATGATGAAATTGATTATAGAACAACTTTAGGTAAAAAAGTAAAAGATTACAATGATGAATTAAAATCATCAGTATCACAACTATCTACGTCAGAAGATGTTGCAAAAAAATTAGTAGAGATTGAAGCAGAAAAAGAAAGAATTGGAAAATCATATTTTGGTTCAAATAAAGCAGTTGGGCAAGAAATGCTACGTTCACTGGCTGTTGCGGAAGAAAGTTTAAATATTGAGCATCAACGATTAGCAATAACTGAAAAAGTAAATGATGCAGCTACTCAATTATCAGATAGTTTAAGTAGTTCATTTGATGGGATGGTCTCAGGTGCGAGTAATATACCTGTAATTGGTGGACTATTGGGTAAACTTGGTGGAGTCGGTTCAAACGCTATAAAAGATAAATTAGGTACTGCAGCTAAATCATTTGTAAGTGATTTTGCAGGTGGATTGAGAGGTGGTGCATCAACAATGGAAGCATTAAGTGGTGCAGCAGGTGGTTTAGGTACATCATTAATGGCAGCATTAACATCTCCATTAGTAATAATTGGATTAATTGTTGGTGCTCTTGCATTGGGAGCAAAGAGATTTAGCGAAATAGATTCAGCAGCAAAATCATTCAGAGATACAACTGGTTTATTAAATTCACAAACCACAGGATTAAAACAAAATATTGAATCTATATCCAAAGATTTTGCAACATTGGGTGTAAGTGCAGAGGATGTAGGTAAAGCTGCAGGTGCATTTACTACTGAATTTAGTGGAATAGAACAACCTTCAAAGGCAGTATTGGGTTCTATGGTTGCCTTAAATAAAAACTTTGGTATTGGAGTAGAACAAGGTGCACAATTAAATAAAGTATTTCAAAATATAGGTGGATTAACAGCTGAACAATCACAAGCCCTAATAGGTCAAACTGTTCAAATGGCTAAGATGGCAGGAGTTGCACCCGGCCAAGTTATTAAAGATATGGCGGATAGTTCCGAATATGCATATCGTTATTTTAACGGGTCACCTAAAGCATTAGCATCAGCAGCGGTTCAAGCAGCAAAGTTAGGTACATCGATTAAACAAGCAGGTGCAGTTGCAGATGGTTTATTAGATTTTGAAAATAGTATTACCTCAGAATTAGAGGCAAGTGCAATATTAGGAACAAATTTAAATCTTTCTCAAGCAAGATACTTAGCAGCAAATGATGATGTTTTAGGGGCACAGCAAGAAGTATTAAATCAAGTAGCAAGTTTAGGTGATTTAACAAAATTAAATAAATTTGAACAAGATGCCCTTACCAAAGCAACTCATATGGAATTGGGTGATTTGATAAATCAACAAAGAATTAGAGAACAATTTGGTAATTTAGATAAAAGCCAATTGGCATCTGCAATGTCTCTAATGAATACTGGTAAGGATATTAGTAAAATGACTAAATCCGATTTAGATGCACAAACAAAGAAATTAGCTGCACAACAAGAGATGCAATCTGAAATGGATAAATTATCAAATAGTACTGCAGGATTAGGAACTGCCATTATGGATGTGTTTCAACCAGCAGCAGCTTTTTTAATAATGATAGTAAATGATGTTGTAGATGTAGTAAGTAGTCTTTTAATGCCTGCATTTTCTGCAATAGGTAGTATACTTAAAGTAACATTTGGAATACTTGGTGCTATTTGGAATGTATTTATGGCAATACTAAAACCAGTATTTGCTATTGCTGGTGCTATTATGGAAAATATATCAGAACCATTGCGTATGGCATCAGATGCGTTACAACCATTATTTGCAAAATTTGCACAACTAAAAGATAAAGTAATGGCTGCAGTTACACCTATATTACCTGTTTTTAAATTCATAGGTGTTTTATTGGGAACAATAATTGGTGGAGCAATAGATGTATTAGTAGGTGCTTTTAGTGCAGGGTTTGATATCATATTTAGTATCATTGAAGGTGTTAGTGATTTTTTCCAAAAATATTTAGTGGCACCATTACAATGGGTAATTGATAACGTATCTAGTGTATTTAGTTCAATTGGTTCATTCTTAGGATTTGGTGGAGATAGTGAAACACCAGCAGCTGCTGCTAGTACCTCAATGGGTACAACGCCAACTGAAAGTGTAAACGATGGTGTGGTACAGAAAGGAAAAGTAGTGGGTACTGACCCGGCAGATACATTATTAGCAACTAAAGACCCTGGTAGTTTATTGGAAACAATTGCGACAGGATTAGGAACTGGTATTGGAGGATTATTAGGTGGATTAATGGGTGGTGGACGTGATGATACTGCAATCATTGGTAAATTAGATGAATTGATTATGGCAGTTCAATCAAATAGAGATGTCTATATGGATAAGGAAAAAGTTTCATCAGCAGTAGTAAAAACAAACGAAAAAAGTGGTGAAAACCGATTTGGATTAATGGGAGCTTAATTATGCCAACAATATTAGAATTATTTAGAGGTTCAAATAAAGATACAACTCCGAACATACCGGATGAAACCCCTTTGCTTAAAATATTTCCAAATTCTCCACAAGATAAAGCAGTTCATTCATCCCAAATAAATTTAGTAAAACAAGAACTTAGTGGTATTCGTATAAAAAGTAAAGTGGAATTAAACAATCCACTAATTTATGGTAATGAAGCAATTCGTATTGCAACCCGTAGTACATCATCGGTTGAGAAAATGAAACAGGCAACGGGTGGAAGTGCAGCGGATGGTGGATTGATTGGTAAAGGATTGGGTGCAATTACCGGTGGTAAATTTGGTAAATTTCTTTTCGGTGGTAAAGTAACATCTCTAAATCAAGCAAGAGATGGGATAAATTCTCGTATAGGTATTCCACAAAATGTGATACCAACTTATGTAAATAATACAGGTGAATTACAAGCTGGATTAGAACCAGATACAATGATTACTCTTTCAAAAATCAGAAATGATGCAAAGGGTACAATTGTTGGTACATTCTTAAAAAATACCGGTGGTGGTAATCCAAAAACAATTGGCAAACAAATAATAGGACAGGGTATCTCATTAGTAAAAGATAAATTAAGAAAAGCCCTTTTTGGTAATCCAAACTCATTAGGTACGAACACTGCAGGTGCAACTGATAAATACGAATATAGTTCAAAACTACCATATTCAAAACAAATTAACAATGTTAAGTTTAATTCAAAATCAGTAAGTAAGGTAGATAAAGGTGCAACTGATATTACTAAAAAAGTAACTCAATTATCTCTTGATGCTAAGAAAAAATTAGGAGAAGCATCTGCAAACGCAACTGCATCTCTAAAACAAAAATTAAAAGGGACTGAATCAAAATCAGAACTTAACAAATTTTTAGATTCAAAAAATAAAGAAAAAACTGAAGATGCTAGACCATACGATGAAAAATATAGTTCATATGTAACCGGGAATAGTACGGAAACAAACCTAAAAGTACCTGGTAAAGAATCTACGGATACTACAAAAAAAGATACTGCAGAAATTGGTAAGGCTAAAGAAAAATTAGGACCAACTGCTACATCGGTAAAGGATAAATTAAAAGGTACGGAATCTAAACCTGAAATAGATAAGGCGGTTGAATCAAAAACTAAAACAACTACTGCTACCGAAAAAACATATGAAGAAAAAATGGATGTTAATACCTTAAATGGAATTGACTTATCATTAGTATCTCCTGTGTATGGAATTGATAGAAGAAAAACAAAAGGTGTGTTTGGTACATCACCATACGCATTTAAAGATATAAAAAATAATACTGGTGCAGTAATGCCTAATGACCCTACTCGTCCATATAGTGGAGTGGTAGGCAGTTCAAAAAATAGTACATTAGAAACAAAATATGGAATAACTAGTAACAAAGGTGATTTGATTAATAGTTCATATGGAGTAAGTGGTGGAGGAAGTGATGGTGATAAAAAAGATTTAGTAACATTTTCAATAGCAGGGGTAGGTGATTCTCAAAAAGTATATTTTAGAACCTTAATAACAAGTTTAAGTGAAACTGTTTCACCAACTTGGGATTCTGCTAAATTTGTTGGTAACCCATATAGTTATTACACTTATGGTGGGGTTGAAAGAACCCTATCATTACAATTGAAAATGTATTGTATGAATTCAGCTGAATTAGGAACAATGTGGCAACGAATTGATTTTTTAACAAAAAAAGCATATCCAACCATTGATAAGAATAATTTAGTAAACCCACCATTTATTGAATTTACATTGGGTAATATGTATCAAAAGAAAACTGCATTTATAAACTCTCTTTCATATACAATACCAGATGATGGTGTATGGGAAACAACTATGGATGGTATGCAATTACCAAAAATAGTTGAAGTACAAATGGAATTTAAATTTGTTGAAAATGTTGGGGCAGAACTTAAACCTTATGGATTTGCAATTTCAAAAGAAGCGGTTAAAACAATTAACAATAAAAGGGCTCAACAATCTGGTAACACAACTGCTGTAAGTCAACAACCAAAAACAGGTGGTGCTGCACCAACTACAAATAGTGGAGGAACTGCAACGACTCCTCAAGTAGTTCAACCGGCAACACCTCCAGCACCAATTAATAGTGTAGGTGTACCTCAAACCGAAGCACCTAAAACCGAATCAAAGAGTGGTGGTATGATAGGAGTAGATTCTACACCAAAATCATTAGATACAGGGAAACCGGCAGAAACACCAAAACAAAGTAATGACCCGGCTACATTAACTGCAATTGCAATGAGTTCTCAAACAAAAGAAAGAGAAGATAGAGAGAAAGCATATAAAAAATATGATTCATATCCAGAATGGGTTAGAAGCATATTTGCATATCATGAAACGGGTGGTAGAAAACTTAACGAAATTAAAAAATTAAACGAAACTGCGTTTTATTTTGAATGGGTTGATACGGATGATGATACATATGAACAAGTAGCACATGCTAAACTTAATGCAGATGGTACTTTCCAAAATAATAATATTAGTAACTATTCAAGATGGTGTACGAAATTTAATGATGGAGGAGACCCTTTAAATAAATTTTTCCATAATAAAGATGGAAAAATAGCTAGTGATAAAGACCTTGCAGATATGGCAGCAGCTTCACCAAAACCGTCCAATCAATTAGGATTTTAAAATAAATTAAATTATGTCAAGATATTCAAATAATAAAATACAAAAACTCAAAGATGGTAGGGAAGTATTCAGAACAAGAATCTACCCAAACATACCTTTGAAAGATACCGATATTTATGCAGTGACCCAGACGGGTGACCGTTTGGATACACTTGCACATCAGTTTTACGGAGATGCATCCTTATGGTGGATTATAGCAACTGCTAACAACATCCACGATGCACCATTTGCAGTAAACGATGGAACAATACTAAGAATACCCGAAAATTATTTAGAAATTTCAAATAATTTTTCAAAATAAATAAATTATGCCAGGTTCATTTCCAAATTTATCAAACATATATCCAGAACTAGAAACCACTCTAAAAAATAGAGCAGGTAATAATAACCCGTGGAATGCAAAAGAAAAACCCGGTGTTAGTGGTCTATCCACTTGGATTAGATTATTAGCTGGGGTGGCACCAACTGGGTGTATATTAGAATCAATAAATCCCAAAGCAACTGATTTTACATCCGTATATGGTTCAATGGGGAGTGATTATGTAGGCCCCGGTATAATAGGTAGGGATTTTAATGGTGCTAAAATACAAGTACCATCTGGTACAAGTAGGGCACTTAGACCATCACCCATTATAACATCTATGACTATGGATGAAAAAGCTGAAGGTGGTAGTCGATTAGCAACTATTAAAATTCGTGCATTTACAAAAGAACAATCTGATATATTAGCTGGGTTTTTTTTAGAACCGGGATTTCATGCCCTATGTGAGTGGGGTTGGAATACTGCACTTTCAAACGCACAAAAAGTTGGAGGGGGTGGAAATGTAACAAATTGTGATTTAGTTGCGTATGACCAATGGTCTACAATTAAAGAAAAGAGAATTAAATCTAATTTTACTTATGATGCGTTTTTAGGTATTGTAACGGGTGGTGGGATTTCATTTGGAGATAATGAGAGTTATGAATTGGAAGTGAAATTAACATCAGTAGGTAACGTAGCTGAATATATGCAAACTCATAGAGATGCTAATAATACGGCTACTAGTGGAAAAGATAGTGGAAAGACGTTCTCACCACAAGAAATTGAAGCACAGGTAGGTGATAAAAAAATTGGTACTGCACTTTTTATGCAAATGTTCAATCAACTTCCCGGACAAAAAAGAACACCACCAGTTTATGACTTATGGAAAAACCCACAATGGGCAGATACTGCTAATTTTGTAAATATAGATAAAGTAGTTGGGGAAACTTTAAAAGATGCATTATCAGAAGCTGGTGAATTAAAATCATCTAGTGGTGCAGAGGTGGCTATACCCAAAGATTTACCACTATTATCGGAAGAAAAATTTATTAGATTTGAATTGGCATGTGAAATAATGAATAGTTATGTATATGATTTAAAAAGTAAACCTAGTACGTGTAGTAATTGTGAAACTCGTAGTAAAATAATTAATATTAAAAATAGTTATATTAGTGGATTTCCACATATGTTTTCAACTGACCCTACAAAATTATTTATACCAAATCCAACCACTCCAAATTTTAAATTTTTAGATGCATTATCGGCTGATAAAGAAATAAAAACTTATTTTGAGTTTGATGCATTAGATGATTCTAAAAATTTTTCAAACATACATCCAATTGCGGAACAAACGACATATCCCTGGTTACAACATGTAGATTCAAGAATAGACCCTTCAGATGGTAAGGCAAGGTTAGTTCCTTATGCGTTTCCAAACACAAGAGGGTTAAGTGCTAAATCCCCAGCCGATTCTACATTTATAGCAATACAAGAAAAAGCTAGATTTTGGGGATACCTAAAAGATTTATATATAAATTTTAATTTTTTTGTAGAATGTATAAGTAAACCAAATTTTGTAATTAGAGATGTTTTTTATGAAATGTTAAATGGTATGTCATCTGCATGTAATTCAATTTGGAAATTTCAAATACAAGAAGTACCTAAACCAAACCCAGAAGGTAAATTTGAATTAGCAGTAGTTGATTTAAATTTTTTAGGTGATATTTCAAATGCTACTAATGGTATTGTAACATTTCAATCCAGAGGAGTTAAATCACCATTTATTAGTTGTGATTTCTCAGTAGAAGTTCCTGCCGCAATGATGTCATCGGTAGTAAATAATAAATTAAAAGATGATAAAGGAAAAACATACGACCATAGTCCTGAATTAAATCCTCGTCCGGCTTTAGGAACTGTATTTTCTAGAAGACAAGATTTTATTGGTACTATCTTAGCAGGAATACAACAAGCAGAAAAAGAAACAACTGAAGCCCCACCTAATACATCAAATAACCCACCACAACGAAAAAGTGCAGATGAGTTAGAATTAGAGGCTAAAGTAGCAAATTTTGAATTTTTTGTAAAAACAGGTGCAGTATATCCTAAAATTCAAGATAGAGAGGCAAAATTAGATATAACTAAAACTTTTTTTGATAGGGCGGGCAATGATAATACGATTGAAAATGTATTAATGGTAGGCTCATGGAATGATACTTCAGCCCTAAGACAATGTTTTTTGGTTGATAAAGGTCTAACTCCGATTCAAACTTTTCAAGCAAAAAGTGCAAATAATACACAAAATCCACCATTTGGTGTTGCTGATTTTGATTTCAAAGTACATGGTGTAAGTGGATTTAAAGTAGGTGACCAATTTCAAGTAGATGGGTTACCTGATAAATTCGGTGCACCAAATGTATTTCAGGTAGTAAAAGTAGACCATACATTAGATGGTATGACATGGACAACTGATGTTAAATCTAAATTAAGAATAGTAGGTAAAGAGGCTCAAACTAAATAACGATGAGTATATTAGATTCATATAATAAGTTGATAAACCCAACAACATCATTACCAAATGATTCATTTGATACTCATATTCCCACGCCATCTAAAATAGATTATAGTCGTGGATATATTACAAGATATTTTATAAAAAAAGTAAATGATACCAATTCACCTATATTTGAAATCAATGGAAAAACTTATTTAAGATTTCAAACAAACCCTTTATTTAGTCGTTGTTCTTTAAAATGGAGAATATCTGGCCCAAAGGAAACTCAATATAGAGAAAATGGTGATGTATTTGATGTAAGTGTAAGTGAATCAAATAGAAGGGCAATAAAATTGGTATATGAAAAAATCCCAACGTTAAAATTGTATCTACCGAACTTATTACAATTTTACAAGTGATGAAAATCATAAAAAAATAATTATCGTTTTTACAAATTATATATATTTATATAAAACACAAAAGTTATGCAAAAATACAAACACCTTACAACGGAAGAACTTCAACAAATGTCATTTGATTGGAGATATCGCGGATTCACAGTTTTGGAATTATTAACCGAAACGGAAGTAGATGAAATTAATGAAGAATTAGACCGTTTACGTGTAGAACGTAACGAAAAAGAGCCGGGAAAATGGCAAGAGTTCGAACCTATTATGTATCCACATAGAGATTCAGAAAAAATTGCTAAATTATTTTCACATCCAAAAATTTTAGAAGCAGCTGAATTCCTAATGGAAGGTGGAGTTGTTGGTTTACAAACTTGGGGTTATTATAAACCAAAAGGTGAATTAGGTAGAGACATGCATCAAAATGCATTCTATACTGGTTGTGGACATAATGAAATTATCAACACAGCATTAGCATTAGATAATCACGACCCTGAAAATGGTGCGGTATGGAACTACGAAGGTTCACATAGATTACCGGTTTTACCAATTGAAGATAACGAAGAAAGAAAAGCAACAAATACCGATAACTGGAGAAGTGAAAGAGGTAAGAGTTGTGTAATGCCAGAAGGACACGATTTCCGTAAGATAGAAGGATACCTTAAAAAAGGACAAGTTGCCCTTTTACACTCACACGTAGTACATGGTTCAGAACCAAATAAAGACCCTAATAGAATGAGAAGAAACTTTTTGGGTGGATATCTTAAAGAAGGTGCTTATTTTCATAAAGGAAATCAGATGAAAAGAGAGGCTATTGATATGTACGAATTAAGAAAAAAACATTGGGGAGAATAACCCATTGATACTGAATACTTTATAACCCATTGATTTTCAATGGGTTATTTTTTTTGTCACAAAAAAAGTAAAAATATGTTACAAAATATTTGGAAATATGGAAAATAATGTGTAGTTTAGCTGTATAAGATTGAGAGATAATAAACTATAAAATATAAAATTATGAGCCTACCATTTAACCTTAATTCCGTTCTTGCTACTGCTTCGTTAATCGAAGGGTTTGATGTAGTTAGAAACGCTTTCCCTGTTGAGGGTCGTTTTACAAAGAGAGTAATTACTTACTCCGATGCAGTTTATGAAGCCCTAAATGATGTGGCTGAAGATTATCAAGATTGGCCAGAAGACCAAGGTTTTGGTTCATCTGATATGACGTATGTGCGTAAATCATTTATTGATTCAATGATTGGTATGGCCAACCTTAATGGTTACTATATGACCGAGTTCAAACCTTACTTAAAGGTGGTAGAGTACGATGAGTTTGAAAAGGAAGAGTATGATTTGCGTAGAGAACAAGGATTGTAATATTATTAAAATTTAAAATATAAACGTTATGATGAGTAGAATTGATATTAATGTATTAAAGAAAATCGAAGAGGTATTTGGTTATTTTGATATTGACCAAGCATTTGGTTCAAATGAGGTCTATCTTCGATTTGGGTATTGGGATAGAGTTGATGTGAATAAGTTACAGGAAATCGTAGGTCAACCAGTTGAAGAAAAGGATGCTTACGATGAGGATTGTGGGTATCAATTTTGTTATTCATTAAAATAAATTTGGTAATCTCAGCTATTCTTCGTATATTAGCTTTGTAATAAATGATTAAACTATAAACAATATGAACTCTTCTATTTTTGACAACACCCCCGCTGGTCAATTTATTGATGTGACCGTTTCCCTTAATGGTAAGGTTAAGACCCGAAATCTTAAATTATGTAAGGTTAAATCCCGCTCAGTTCTCTTTATTTTAGTTGATAAAGAAAATAGGGTAAATACCTTCTTTAAAGTAAAATATAGTGATATTAAGGATTATTTGCCGGCAGTTCACTTACTTCGAATGAAAGATGGTATATTACCTGATAAATGGGAATCCCCGTGGGATTCAATTGGGTCACCATCACCATCGGTACAAAGTTATGGTAGATTTGCTTCAGCAGCAAAACCTTTTGTTTCAACAACAAACTCAGCTGTTGGGTTTCAAATGGTATAACCTATGAATATCGTATCAAATTTACCACCAGTATCGTTTCAATCAGTAGTTGATGGTCAATGGTATATCGTTACTACCGGTAGGGAAGGAAAATGGACAAAGGTAGATAGAAAATATGATTGGAGTGAGATTGAATCAATGTGGGTTAAGGATGAGTTTAAAAAAGATACAAAATCAGTAGTAATACTACCTAAAATAGTAAAAAAACAAACTTTCTCAGTTGAAGGTAGTAAGGGTAAAGTTTATGAGGTAGTAACTGAAAATGGTAGATGGACTTGTAGTTGTCCGGCACATGGATTTGGCAGAGGTAAGGATTGTAAACATATAATCGAATTAAAAAGTAAAATATAAAACAATGATAAAAAGTAAACAAGAAAAAACAGGTATTGAAATTGATTTAACAGGTCCAGATGGTAACGCTTTTTTCCTATTAGGAACAGCAAATAATTTAGCCAAACAATTAGGGTTGGATAAAAATTCTATTAGAGAGGAAATGATGAAAGGTGATTACGAACATTTAGTAAACACATTTGATAAACATTTTGGACAATTTGTAACCCTATATAGATAATATGAAATTAGATACAATATATAAAAAAACACAGACCGGGGCAACTCAAGAGTGGACAATTGAAGTGTCTGATAATAAATACCGAACTCATAGTGGCCAATGTGGTGGTCAAATCACTACAAACGCATGGACGGTAGTGTATGGTAAAAATGAAGGTAAAGTAAATGGCACTACTGATAACGAACAGGCTCTTAAAGAGGCAATTGCTAAGAGAACTAAAAAGTTAGAGAGTGGCTACTTTGAGGATATTACTAATATTGATACTAAACAATACTTTGAACCTATGTTAGCAGCAAAGTGGGAGGATTACAAAGATAAGATTCAATATCCTATATATTCACAGGCTAAGTTGGATGGTATTCGTTGTATCGTAACTAAGGATGGTATGTTTAGTAGAAATGGTAAAGCAATCATTTCAGCACCACACATTAGAGAAAGTTTAAGTGAAGTGTTTGATGTATATCCTGACATGATATTGGATGGTGAGTTATATGCTGACAAGTTTGCAAATGACTTTAATAAGATTGTATCGTTAGTGAAGAAAACAAAACCAACCGATGCCGACTTAAAAGAAAGTAAAAAGAATATTCAGTATTGGATTTACGATATACCAAGTCAAAATACTACATTTGGTGAAAGATGTTATATATTGGATGAATTGTTTGATACCGAATTAGAATCATTTGAAAAACATTGTGTATTGGTTGAGACCGATACTTGTAAAACTGAAAGTGAAGTAATGGAGTTTTACGAACAATATGTGGATGCTGGATACGAAGGGCAGATATTAAGAGTAGATGCTAAGTATGAGAATAAAAGAAGCAAATCCCTATTGAAACATAAATCATTCATTGACGAAGAGTTTACGATTAAGGATATTTGTGAGGGTGAGGGCAACCGAACCGGAACGGCTGGGTATATGGTATTTGAAACAGCAGATGGTAAACCTTTTAAATCAAATGTAAAGGGGACATGGGATGAAACGGCTGAGATGTTAAAAAGTAAAAAGGAATTGATAGGTAAACAGGCAACGATTAAGTATTTTAATTTAACGCCGGATGGAATACCTCGTTTTCCTTTTGTAATTGGTATAGATAGAAATAGTTACGAATAAAATTTAAAATATAAAATTATGGGAGTAGATGTATCGGGCAGAAAGCCCAAAATAGAAACAGGTGATTATTTCGGTGCTAATTGGTGGGGATGGAGACCAATCCAAGCACTTTCTGAAACTGCAATCGAATTAAAGGGATTGGGATTTGATACCACAAATTGGGGTTCAAATGATGGTAAAGGGTTGAAGAATCAACGTGAATGTAATAAGTTAGCAGATGCAATAGAATTATTGATATCTGAAAAATATAGTAAACATCTTACGGAGGATGAAGACCGATTGTATGTTTGTATGGGTATGTGGTGTGAGGCAGGCACTGGTAAATTTATACCAAGAGAAGTTACTGAAGCATTAGATGACCAATATGAATATGGTGATATTCTATTCACCTCAGTTGTAGCATTAGATGGAACTCATGTTGAACCATCATATAGTGTATCTTTGGGTAGATTAAAAGAGTGGATTAACTTTCTTCGCAATTGCGGAGGATTTCAAATATGGTAAATAAATAAAATGAAAATAATTTATATGGAACAAACCATTATGTTATTGGTACAACAAAATCCAAAAATGGCAGATAAATTAATCCAAACAGGTATAATCAAAGAATATAAGGATAAGAAATATTTGGTAATTGAAGAAAAAACGGAAACAAGTGAGTAACAAAGAAAAACAAAGTGAATTTTATATTGGAGATACAAGTTATCTGACAATGAAAACGAGTACCATTATTGAAATGAGAGACCATTTGAGATTAATAATTGGCGATGATGACCGGATATCATTAGATGTATCAATTAGAGCAGATTTTGAAGGAATACCACCTGAATATCATCAAATCTTTTGTCAAATGATGAGTGTAAGGTACGGGGGTATAGTAAATGTTTGGGATAACACCCAACCATTTGCAAAACCAGACATAAAAAATAAAAAATGGTATCAATTTTGGAAATCTAACTAATTTTTCGTATCTTTGTAAAATGATTATAGTAGAAACCGAACAGGAAGTTCAAGATTTTCTAAACTATTGGGGCAATCATACCTCAATAGTTTTTCCTATATGGGCTGATTTGGAAAAGCATCCAATGAATACCCATCTATCGTTTCTCTATGTCCGATTCGAAACAAAGGGAGAATGGGTAATTCCATTTGACCATACCGATTGCGAACCGATTGAAATTGACCTTAGTGAATCTACACAACCTAAAAAAGTGTGGAATAAGAAGGGATTATTACAAACAAATTTGGGTATTCAATCCCTATATGATTTGGAAACTGAATCCTTTTTCCTCCATAATAAAACAATCCCATATAACACCCTTTTAGAACCTGCCCTGAACTTTTATACTCGTTTGGGTATAAGAGATGATTTGGGTAAAAGTTTCCCTATAATGAAGTGGGTAGAGGTATTAAACCTTATTAGTAAAGATATCCCTTATACAACAAACGATTTGTGGATTGATGATACGATGATTCCCATCCTTTCAGACATTGAACGAATGGGACTCCACGTCGACTACAAAAAATTTATTGATAGATGGCCTTCTAATACTAAACAACTCCATAACGATATTATTTGGACAGAATACAATCCCTATACCCTAACCTCCCGTCCCTCCAATCGACATGGTGGCATCAATTTCGGTGCACTTAATAAGAAGGATGGTTCGAGAGAAGTTTTCACACCTCGTGATGGAACGATGTTTTTGGGGATGGATTACGATGCGTATCACGTTCGAATTATTGGGAAGTTGATTGGGTATGACCTTCCGAAGACTTCCGTCCACCAATGGTTGGCAGACCAATATGGATGTACCTATGAGGAATCAAAGGGTCGAACCTTCCGGATTCTTTATGGTGGGGTGAGTGATGAGGATAGGGGGATACCATTTTTTCAACAGGTCGATGAGTTCATTCAAAAACTCCATATCGGTTCGTTGAGAAGAGGATGGATACAAACCGGAAAGGGTCGTAAAATCCCTATTGATTGGATTGAGGGACTAACACCCCAAAAGGCATTCAATTATCTCCTTCAAGCAACCGAAACGGAATTTAATATGGAAATCATCCACAAATTAAAGGTTGCTGAACTACCACTACCTGTTCTATATCTCTATGATTCATTCCTCTTCGAATACGATTTAAGTTGGGATACTGAAACGGCGAAGGGGATTAAATCCGTGCTCGAAAGTTTTGGGTTTCCAATAAAGGCAAGTTGGGGTATGGATTACTCAAAAATCTAATATTTATATACTATATGAGAAAAGTATATTCGTTAATTTTAGTATTGTTCCTTGCGTTTAATACATTCGCGCAAGATGTAGTGGTTTTAAAACACACAAATTACACAACACACTTTAGTAAATCAAAAAGGTATCCTGTAATGGTAGAATGGTGGGAAACTAAAGCAAAAATTGGGTGTCCAAATCCAATTCCACGTAAAGATAATTTTAAACCCGACCCCCTTTTACCAAACGAAACCAATATTGGAACGGATTATGTAGGAAGTGGATTTGATAGAGGTCATCTAATGCCGGCAAAATCAAATCAATGTCAAACTCCGGCGATACAAGATGAAAGTTTTTATTATTCAAACATGTCCCCACAATACCATAGATTGAATGCGGGAGATTGGAAATCCTTAGAAACCCTAACGAGAGATGTAGCACTAATATCGGATTCCGTTCATGTATGGGCAGGAAATGTGGGTGAGTTAAAAAGAATAGGAAAGATTTCAGTTCCGACACAATGTTGGAAAGTTTTTTATGTAGTTAGAAATAAGGAATGGTTTGCGTTTTTATTTGAGAACGACTTATCTAAACCAGATGGTATAAATAATAACAAAGTAGAGGTTTCGGATATTGAAAAACTAACAGGGTTTAAATTCAAATACGGATTATAACAATACTTATATAAATAAGCAAAGATAAATTAGGAAACCCAAAATATATTTTGTATATTTGTGGTAGGTAAAAAAAATAAAAATGACTTCAAATCAATTTTTCAATAAATTATTACGTGAACTTTCTTATAGGAGTACCGAAGGGTATCCTATACTGGCTAAAAAAGAACATCAAGACCTAATATCAGATATTCTATCAGAGTGGGGACTGGGTTCAATGGAATCAGAACTAATCCAAAATTTAACCGAAGGTGGAGAAGAAGATTCTCAATACAAACATCTCGGTCAAGGGTTTTATGTAAAGGCTGGGGATGTAGGTAAAGAAGGTGCACAAAAATTTACAAAAGATGATAATGGAAAATATTCACCGGTAAGTGATGATGAATATGAAAAACAAAAAAATAAAGCTGGTGAAGAGGGCGGTCCAACTAACAATCCAAACGCTGAACCCAAAGAAAAGGGCGGGGAAGACGGTCAAGCGGTAGGGGGTGAACAACCACCTGCTGAACCGGAAAAGGGAACTTCATTACAAGATACTGAATCTCAAGAAAGATTTAAGAAAGAGGCAGAAGCAGCAAGTGGTGAAGTAGATTGGGAAACTACTTTTAATAATGTAATTAAGGAATTAAAATCAGAAATCGATGATATCCTATCAGGTAAAAAGAATCCTCCTGGAACAGGCGGGTCTGCAATTGGTGAAATGTATGGTGGGACATCTTTAAAAGAATTAAGTAATAATTCAGAAATAATAGAAAACGAATTCGTAGATAACCATTTTGAAGAAGTTAGAAATTCATCTATAAGTGACGGTATGTCCGATAACGATATTACAAGGTGGTTAAAAATATCATATAGAACTGGTAAAAACGAATTAAAAGAGTTAACTACAAATCCAAAATATAAATATAAAAATCCTCAAACTGACCCATTTCCAACTCCGGTAATGGACCCAGTAAATGAAAATGGTTCTGCGAAAAAAAATCTTATATCAGTAATGGAAGCTAAATTAACCCAAGCACAAGAATCGGGTGATGAAACGGCGGTAAAACATTACGAAAGACAACTACGATTTATTAAAGCGAGAAAGGATACTGATAGTGGTATTTTATATGAAACAACAAATGGATTTATTGGATTTAAACATACATCTAATAAAAGTTCATTTAAAGATACCGTATTCAATTCAACGGTTAGACAAAGAGCAAAATTAATGAATGAGGAGAGTGATAGGGTTTCCGAAAAGTATGGCTATTCTGAAGAGGAAGCCAAAAAAATAAGTGGAAATATAGAAAATATTACCGGTAAGGGAGTTGAAATAATCCAAAAAGCCGGATTAGGACCAAGTGGTACAGTAAATGCAAACGTTCAAAATCCCGTAGAGTTTTCAAAAGAAAATAAATTAGGTAAACTATTTAAAAATTTAGATGGTGGTCAAGGTGGTAGAAAAAACTACATAGGAGATATACAATCTCAAATGAAAACCAATACAAAGTTGGGTAAAAAAGTAAATGATTATCTAAAAAAACAAGGAATAGAACAACCTTATGATGATGACCAAATAGCAGGTGCACTTTTAGGATTGGCTAAAGATGGTGATACTACTAATGTTGTAACAAAGATGGTAACCAAACTATCAGATAATGTTGCCAAAGTAAGGGAAATTCGTAATACTTTAAGAAAAAAATATCCCAATAAATCTGATGAAGAAATATTGCAACTTACTAAACAACAAATAAATAACTACAACACTAAAGATGCAGTCCCGTTTGATGATGATGCTATTAACGTGATGGTATCGCCAGAAATGGACTGGGTTGAATCGGTTGGTTCTACTAGTAAAAATGCAATGAAAGAAGCATACAAACAAATTAGTAGTGATATAGCTGATGCAGATGAAAAATGGCAGAAAGAACGTGCACCAAATCCCCCACAACCACCTGAGAATGGTCCACATACCCAAACATATGTAAATACATTTGTTAAACAAATGCATTGGGATAGATATATTTTAGGTGAAGAAGAGGATATTGGTGATATGAATATTGAAGGACGTACTGTAAATTCAAAACATATTAGAACTTGTTTAGGTGACCTTTCTAAGTTTACAGGTGACCTCGATACAAAAGAAGGAAGAGATGGTTTATTAGACCATTTAGGAAAAACTATGAAAATTAATAGTGAAGATGAATCTTTAGTATTTCAATCAGAAAGCGGTACAACTCAAATAGGAAAAGAAAGTTATCGTACAAAGGGTACTGGAAACAATTCTCTTTTAGGACTCTTTGGTAAAGATATGGAAGCATGTTTAAAAGAAAAAACTCAAAACTAATTTAAAAAAATATTATACTACTAAAAAAGCATTTGGTTTTTGTTTTTAATACTTATTGTAGAGAGTATAAAAAATAGGAGAGATTAGATGCAAACACAACTTTTGTGTACCTTTACAAAAAGAGATGAGTTACAAACTATATTAGAAAAAATTAGACAAACATATACAATTGTTTATAATTATATATACGTGCTTCAGAATAAATCTAACTTAGATGAATTATATATTACATACAATATAGATACTCAATATAAACCAACTACTCCACTAAAAGATACTATTTTAGTACATAGAAAAAAACAATCTAATACCCTATATACAATCAATGCTTTAAACGAATTAGTTAAAGAGGAAAATGGTGGTAAATTAGATAAGAGTTTTGAGATAGATTGGGAAAAATTTAGAAACACTATTATAGTGACAAATACCGAAGGAACTAAGAAACTTAGTACAAGAATTTTTGAAGTAATAGAAACTTCTGAAAATACTCCTCAATAAATTTGGTAATACGAAATATTATTCGTATCTTTGAATTAATAAAAATAAATAAAGGTTATAATGGCAAAAAACACACCCCCACAATCAAGTGGCCCTAAGATTATAGGCCAACAAGTGAAGAATCAACTTCAAATGAACATAGCTCCTAAATTGGAGACTAAGGATGATGAAGTTGCATTTATCAAATATGATAATCCACAAATCATAGAACAAGTCGAAAAAGAATATCCGGAAATGACGGATGAGTTTAAACGACTTATGTTTACTCAATACGAATTGTTTTGTCTAAAACAATCAAACTACGGCCCAAACAATATTTCGGTTGGTACTAAATTAGAAACTGCTGAGGATAAGAAATTATCACTTACGGGATTATGGTTTAGAATGAACGATAAAATCCAAAGATTAAAACAATTGGTAGTCCTAAGTAAAGAGGATTCAGTTGGGGAATCAATAGAAGATACCTTTCAAGACCTATCAGTATACGGAATTATTGCACAAATAGTTTCTAATGGTAAATGGGCAAAATAAACGATAAAATATTTGGATATATCAGATAATAATCGTATCTTAGCTTAATAATAAAACATAAAACTTAAAAGATGAAGTATAGTAAAAAAGAATATTGTGAAAATTGTAACGCTATATTAGGTTATGAATGCACATTTAAAATACCAATGGATATACATTCTAAAGGTATTCTTACTCTAGAACACTGGGATGGTAATCCTAATAATAATTTAGCAGATAACCTATTAACATTATGTGGTAATTGTGCACAATATAAAACAAATTTATATCAAGATTGGTTGACACCTGGTAGAAACCTAAAAAAAGTTGAAGGTAGAAGTTGGATAGACCCTATTGATTTCATTTGGAAAGATTGGGTTGCATATTGTAATTCACCTCTTTTTCCTAAAATAAAAAATAATATTGGTATTATTGTTGGTAAAACCGGTCAAGGTAAAACATTTTCGATTACAAAGTATATGATACCTGAATGGTCAAAATCAAAACATAATCTTCAATTAGTTATAGTATCAGCACCACAATGTGGCATTTTAGATGAAATTGATTTTAGAGTGTGTGCTCAAACAAATGGTTGGATGTTTTCAGAAAATCCCCAAAGTACACTTGAACTTTTAGAAGATGGTCATAAAGTAATTCATATCTCAACTCATAAAGGTTTAGTAAGTAAAAATGGAAAAAATCTTATAAAATATTGTAAAAAAACTAAAATTAAACATTCAATAATCATTGATGAAGCACATACCTGGTTATGTACTGATTTGGAACTTTATAAAAAAACAGTAGGATGGAACACTAATGATTATGCTGCGGTTCTTTATAATTTATTATCCGAAGTTAGTTCATATAATCCATATGTATTTGGATTAACAGCAACTCCAAACGGTCAACAAACAGGAAAAGTACCTATTAATAATTCACACACCACTTTTCAAATTATAAACAAAAGTTGTCCTGTACAACTTTTATTACCAAAACAAGCTTGGATTAAAGAACACAAATATTTAAATTTAGGAAATATAGAAGAAACGTTTGGTAAAATAAAAAAAAGAATCATTGAGATAGAAAATTCTAAAATAATTACTGGCGTTAAAAAAACTCTTTTATTATCATGTGCTATTAGTGGGTATGGTAACCCATACGAAGTAGATTCTGTATTAGAAAGAATAAATAAAATTTATTCGGATTTAGGTATGGAGGGTGATTTTAAAGTATGCGTAATGACAAGCGGAAGAAACGAATCATACTCACCGGATGGTAGTATTGAACAAGAAAATGAAACTTCATTAAAAAGAAAACTCAATAATAACGAAGACCCTCTGACTGTAATTCTTGTTGTTCATAAAGGAACTATGGGAATGAATATCCCTACTATGAGTGGAGTAATGGTATTAAAAAGAACGGATAAAGATGATGGTGAAGGATTGGCACTTACTGAATTTGCAAGACAATTAATTGGTAGATTGGTAAGAATGAACGTAGTTAATCAAAAATTATTAAAAGAACAATATAATTACGATTTCTCCGAATACTATACAACATTATCAGATGATGAAAAGAGAAATGCAATTGAAGCTAATTCTTTCTTTGTAGATATTCCTGCTAATAACGAAATGTGGGAATTAGCTATTCAAGAATTTAGACATAGCTATGTTAATAATCTTGAATTTGCGATTGAATCTTTAAATAAATTATAAAAAATATTTATACGAAAATCGGAAATTCGTATATTTATATACACACACCGCGAGTAGGAAAGACTCGTAAATAAAACCATAAAACAACTTAATTTTAAACACTTAAACGGAGAAAAAATGGCATTAGACATTAACGCAATTAGAGGTAGACTAAACAAACTACAAAACACACAAAAGAAATCGGATGCATTGTGGAAACCAACACCTGGCAAATCCCAAGTCCGAATCGTCCCTTACAAGTTCAACAAAGATAATCCTTTTATCGAACTTTATTTTCACTACAACGTAAATAACAAAACTTATCTATCTCCAATTTCATTTGGTAGACCTGACCCTATTGTTGAGTTTGCAGACAAACTTAAAAGAATGGGTGATAAGGAAGATTGGAAAGCAGCAAAGGCTATGGAGCCTAAGTTGAGAACCTTCGTTCCTGTTATTGTTCGTGGACAAGAAAATGAAGGAGTTAAATTTTGGGGATTTGGTAAGACAGTTTATCAAGAAATTTTGGGTTACATTGCTGACCCCGATTACGGAGATATTACTGACCCAAATGCCGGTAGAGATTTAACAGTTGATTACATTTCTGCGGAAGATGCAGGTACATCGTATCCTACGACTACACTGCGTGTTAAACCAAATCAAACACCATTGGCAGAAGGTGGAGACCTTCAGAAATTCTTAGATAACCAAACTGAGATTACTGAATTGTATTCCGAACTTTCTTACGCTGAATTAAAGAATGTATTAGAAGGATGGTTAAATCCATCTGCAACATCAGATGATGATGGTACAACTTCAGTCGTAGAGGAAACCCTTTCGACCAATACTACATCTAAAGCTACACCAAGTGTATCTCATGATTTAGGCGGTTCAATCGAAACTCCAACACAACCACCAGTTTCTAAAAAGACTGATGATGTAGCTGCAGCATTCGATGATTTATTTAACAATTAATAACCAAATTTTATGGCAAAACAGGAATTGGATTTAGCCGATATTCTAGCGAGTGAGCTAAATAAACAATCTAAAGACCAAAAAGTAGCATTCTTCTTAGATGATGATGCAACTCCTACAAACGTAGAGGGTTGGGTATCAACCGGATGTGCTACATTAGATGTTGCGATTTCAAATCGTCCTTATGGTGGATTGCCTGTTGGTAGAATTGTTGAGATAACAGGATTAGAACAAAGTGGAAAATCATTAGTATCTGCACACATCCTTGCTGAAACACAAAAGCAAGGTGGTGTAGCAGTGTTAATAGATACTGAAACTGCAGTGAGTAGAGAATTTCTTGAAGCAATCGGTGTGGATGTAAAGAAATTACTTTATGTATCAGCAGACTCAGTTGAACAAATTTTCGATTTTACTGAAACTATTATTGAGAAAGTTAGACAGACAGACAAAGACAGGTTAGTAGTAATTGTAACCGATTCAGTAGCAGCAGCATCCACTAAAACGGAGTTGGCTTCTGATTATGGTAAAGATGGCTATGCAACTGACAAAGCAATCATCATCTCAAAGGCGATGAGAAAGATTACCAATATGATTGGTAGACAAAAAATCTTATTAGTATATACAAACCAACTTCGTCAGAAAATGAACGCAATGCCGTTCGGTGACCCGTGGACTACATCCGGTGGTAAAGCCTTAGCATTCCATGCTTCGGTTAGATTACGTTTGAAAGGAATGGGACAGATTAAGATGAAGGTAAATGGTAACGATAAAATCGTTGGTATGAAAGTAAGAGCTCAAGTCGTTAAGAATAGAATGGGCCCACCATTAAGATGTGCCGATTTTGATATCTTTTTTGATAGAGGAATCGATAACTATGGTTCGTGGTTAGTGGTAATGAAAGATAATAAAATCGTTAAACAGGCAGGTGCTTGGTATGAGTATACCGATACCGATACTGGCGAAGTTATTAAATTCCAATCTAAAGATTTCATCACTTTGATGGAAAGTAGGGTTGATGTTAGAGACCAAATTTATAAAAAGATTTGTGAATCTACGATATTACAATACAAATCAGATACATTAGATATCGAAAATATGGAAATCGATGAATCTGGTGCAGGAATGGATGATTAATTTAAAAACAACACATTGAAAGCAATATACAAAAACATTTTAGAATCGGTAGAAAAAGAACATACTAGCAATTCTATTAAAACTAGAAATTCTAGAGTTCTTATCATTGATGGATTAAATACATTCATCCGTTGCTGGTCATCCATTCCCACAATGAATGATGATGGCGACCATTTAGGTGGTGTAACTGGTGTCTTAAAATCAATAGGTTACGCAATCCGTCAGGTTCAACCGACTCGTGTTATTGTAGTTTTCGATGGTAAAGGTGGCTCCCAAAGTAGAAAAAAGAGATTTTCGGGTTATAAGGCAGATAGAGACCCAAACAAACTTAGAGTGAATCGTCAATATGCCGGTATGATGAATATCGAGGATGAACGCGAATCAATGAAAAGACAATTTGTTTGGTTGAACGAAATGCTAAATTATCTACCTGTAACCAACATGATATATGATGGTGTAGAGGCAGATGATGTTATGGCCTACATCACTACACAACTACTTAAAGAGGACGAACAAGCGGTGGTTATGTCAACTGATAAGGATTTCCTTCAATTAGTTAACGAAAAAACCATCGTTTGGTCACCCACCAAAAAGAAAATCTATAATAGGAACGTTGTTAAGGAAGAATTCGGAATCGAATCAAAAAATCTACTTTTATATAGGGTATTGGATGGCGATAAATCAGATAATATACCAGGAGTTAATGGATGTGGTGTTAAAACCCTCGTAAAGAGGTTTCCAGAACTGACTGAGGATGTTAAATTATCTGTTGATGACTTATTCCGCCTATGTGATGAGAAGAGAGGTAAGATTAAGATATACGATGATATCCTTTCTGCAAGGGAGCAGATTCTTATGAATAGAGAATTGATGCAATTAGATGACCCCGATATATCAGGTATTATAAAAATGAATATATTGAGTAAATTTAATGAACCAAACGACCAATTAAATAAATTAGATTTTATGAAGGTATGTTTAAAGTATAAAGCTGTGAACAACTTTGGTGATATCAATGATTGGTTAAAAACAACATTTGGAAATATTATTACAAAATAACAATTAAACATGGAGGAAAACTATGAAGTGTATTAAAACAATTAAGGAAGGAAAATCCTATACGTTAGGAGAAATTAAGAGAGTGAGTGATATCGAGGCAGATGAAAGAGTAAAAGGTGGGCATTGGAAATTCGTTCCAAAGAGCGAATGGAAATCATCCAAAGGAAAGAGTAAGACCGAGGTGATTACCGAAGAAGTCGAAACTCAAGTTGAAGAAATTAAAACGAAAACAAAGAAGGAAAAAAATAAATAATGCAAGATATAGACAACTTATCGAAATACGGACAGTCTTTCCAATCCAAAGTTGTATCTGCATTATTAACCGATAATAAATTCTTAGACCAAATATCAGAAATTGTTACACCCAAATTTTTTGAATCGGATGCAAACAAATGGATAGTTAGTGAAATTGTTAACTATCATACTGAATATAGACAAGCACCCACAATGGATGCTTTCAAAGTAAGTTTATCGAAATTAGATAACAAAGGATTACAAACAACGATTATAGAACAATTACGCCATATCTACACGCAAGTAGGTAACGTAACTGATTTAGCCTACATCAAAACGGAATTTACATCCTTTTGTAAAAATCAAAACTTAAAACAAGTAATTCTACAATCAGTAGATTTATTAAAGGCAGGAAGTTACGATAAAATCAAAGACCTCGTAGATAGGGCAATGAAGGTTGGGATTGAAAATGATTTAGGACATGATTATGTTTTAGATTTTGAAGCACGTTCAACCGATGAAAAGAGAGATACCGTCCCAACTGATTGGAAACCTATCACCGATTTAATGGATGGAGGTTTAGGACCAGGAGAATTGGGAGTAGTAGTTGCACCATCTGGTGTTGGTAAGACATGGATTCTAACCGCATTGGGTGCATCGGCAGTTAAGTCCGGATTAAGTGTAGTTCATTATACAATGGAGTTATCAGAACACTATGTAGGTGCGAGATACGATACAGTCTTTACCCATATCCCATCTGCGGATTTGAGAGATAGAAAAGAGGAGGTTAAAGCAAAAATCAAAGGATTAAAAGGAAAATTACTTATTAAATATTATCCACCGAAGGGGGTAAGTGTTAAGAAGTTGCAATTGCATATTGAAAAAATGATTGCAGCCGGTAACCGACCTGACCTAATTATTGTGGATTACGCAGATTTACTTCTTTCCCATTCAAATAAAACGGATTCAACTTATGCCGAACAAGGTGGTGTTTACATTGACCTTAGAGGTATGGGTGGTGAATTGAGAATTCCAATATGGACTGCTTCTCAAACAAATCGTTCTGCAATAGATTCAGATGTAATTGAAGCAGATAAGATTGCAGATTCATATGCAAAGGTTATGAACGCGGATTTCATTATGAGTTGGAGTAGAAAATCAAAAGATAAATTGAACAATACTGCAAGGGCTCACATTATGAAGAACCGATTCGGCCCAGATGGAATTACTTTCCCTTGTAAGATGGATACAAACACAGGATTTATTGAAGTATATGATGCAGCTTCTGCTGATGGAATCATTGCTTCAAAGGAATCAAACAATGGTCAAATGGTCCAAAAACAATTACTACATAAAAAATATGTAGAAAATATGGGGTAACTCTATTATAATAAGGAGTTATAATTTTGTTAGTATGGGATAATAAAAAAGAAAAAAAAATATTAAAAAAAATGATTTCTTTTTTTCATATATACAATAGTTATACTCACCAACAACACTTTTTGTTGGAGTAATTTTTAACAATTTAACAAACAAAAAATTTATGGCAACATCAACTGAATTATTCGAACAAATGAAGGATTTATTTACTCAATTCGAAGCAGAACACAACGGAACAACAAAAGCATCAAAATCAAGAGCAAGAAAGGCGATTGGAGAATTAAAAAAACTTATTACGGATTATAGAAAATTATCAGTAGAAGAGACAAAATAAAAAACGTTATAAGATGAGCAAACTATTTACTGAAAGAATTCCATTCAAACCCTTTGAATTTCCGATATACTATACTGAAGGATGGTTAAAACAAGCACAGGCATTTTGGTTACATACTGAAATACCCATGCAAGGTGATATCAAGGATTGGAATGAAACACTAACTGAATCTGAAAAGAATTTAGTAGGTAATATCCTTTTAGGATTTGCTCAGACTGAATGTGCTGTATCTGATTATTGGACTAATATGGTTACCCAATGGTTTCCAAAACATGAAATCCGTCAGATGGCAATGATGTTTGGTTCTCAAGAAACAATTCACGCAATTGCATATTCGTATTTAAATGAAACTTTAGGATTAGATGATTTTGAAGCATTTTTACACGAACCTGCAATTGCAGAAAAGTTTGAATTACTAACAAAAACTACTTCAGATTGGACACATGAGGATTTGGCAACAAACCCAATTGCAAGAAAAGAAGTTGGTAGAAGTTTAGCAATATTCTCAGCGTTTTCAGAGGGGGTATCTCTTTATTCATCATTTGCAGTTCTTTACTCATTCCAAATGAGAAATAAATTAAAAGGGATTGGTCAACAAATGAAGTGGAGCGTAAGAGATGAATCCCTACATAGTAGAATGGGATGTCAATTATTCAGACATATGTGTGATGAATTTCCAGAACTACTTGAAGATGCTAAACCATCAATTTACAAAGCAGCAAAACTAATAATGGAGTTAGAACATAGATTCATTGATAAGATGTTTGAACAGGGTGATTTAGAGAATATGAAAAAAGATGACCTAAAACATTTCATTATCAAACGAATTAATGAGAAACTTGCAGAGTTGGGATACAACCCAATACCGGGAGGTGATGATTACTTCGAATTCAATAAAAAGAAAGCATCTGAATTAGATTGGTTTTATCATCTAACAGGAGGTTTAACTCATACGGATTTCTTCGCAATGAGACCTACCGATTATTCAAAAGCAGGTGAAGGTGAGAATTGGGATGACTTATTTTAAATAAAACAATATTATGGCAAAAAATCAAGGTGAAGAATTTGGATGGGAACTTGGTGTCGATTTTCCGGAGTGGGGTAATACTGAAGTATATGTTAAAACCATATCAAAGGGTTACTTAATTGAGGGAGAAACACCAAAAGATGCGTATTGGAGAGTGTGTACAAAAGTAGCACAGAGATTAGGCCAACCGCAACTAGCATCTAAATTTTTCGATTATATATGGAGAGGATGGTTATGTTTAGCTACACCGGTATTATCAAACACAGGTACTGATAGGGGATTACCTATTAGTTGTTTTGGTATAGATGTAGCAGATTCCATTTTTGATATAGGTAACAAAAATTTAGAATTAATGTTACTAGCAAAACACGGTGGTGGTGTTGGTATTGGTATCAACCAAATCAGACCAGCAGGTGCAAAGATTACCGGTAATGGTACATCTGATGGAGTAGTTCCATTTGCTAAAATATATGACTCAACTATTCTTGCAACGAATCAAGGTTCAGTAAGAAGAGGTGCAGCATCAGTAAACTTAAACATCGAACATAAAGATTTTGAAGATTGGTTGGAGATTAGAGAACCGAAGGGGGATGTTAATCGTCAATGTTTAAATCTTCATCAATGTGCAGTCGTTGGTGATAAGTTTATGAGAAAACTACAAGATGGAGAACCAGAGGCTAGAAGAAAATGGAGTAAACTACTTCAGAAACGAAAAGCAACAGGCGAACCTTATATCTTATTTAAGGGTAATGTGAATAAACAAAACCCATCAATGTACAAACAAAATGGATTGAAAGTTTTTATGACTAATATCTGTTCTGAAATTGTATTACATACCGATGAATCACATTCATTCGTTTGTTGCCTAAGTTCACTTAACTTAGCAAAATATGATGAGTGGAAGGATACGGATTTAATTTATACATCAACTTATTTCTTAGATGGAGTTCTTTCAGAATTCATCCAAAAGGCTAAGAATATGAAAGGATTTGAAAATGCAGTTCGTTCAGCAGAAAAAGGTAGAGCATTAGGATTAGGTGTATTAGGTTGGCATACTTATTTACAACAAAGAGGAATTCCATTTGAAGGAATGCCTGCTCAATTTGAAACTCGTAAGATATTTTCTCAAATGAAAATTGAATCTGAAAGGGCAAGTAGAGATATGGCATCTGAATTGGGTGAACCAC